TCCTCTTCGCTGGCTGGATCCTCATCTGACGCTTGCGCATCGCCATCGCCCAGATCAGCCAGCATCTTGGCCAGTTCGTCATCCTCGAACCCGGTGAGCAGCAGGTCGTAGCCTGCCTCGGACAGCTCCGCCAATTCCAGTGCCAGCAGTTCATCATCCCATCCGGCATCCAGGGCCAGACGGTTGTCGGCAATCACGTAAGCGCGTTTCTGCGCCGGGCTCAGGTGGCGCAGTTCAATGACGGGGACTTCGGCCAGTTCCAACTTGCGTGCCGCCGCCAGGCGACCATGGCCAGCAATGATGCCGTTGTCTCCATCGACGAGCACTGGACTTGTCCAGCCGAACTCCACGATGCTAGACGCGATCTTGGCGATCTGTGCTGGCGAGTGCGTGCGCGGATTGCGCGCGTAAGGCAGCAGCGCATCGACCGGGCGGTATTCGATCTGCAGGTCTGGCGTCATGGAATTGAAAAACCCGCCGAGCGTTGCCGCCGGGCGGGTTGGAAATATTCAGGGGGTGGTAACTGTCAGGGACGGTGGTAACCAAGGGCCGGTAACCTGGCCGGGTGGTAACCTGTTTTTACGGGCAGACGCTATCGAAATCTCGCGCTGTTGCCCCCCGCATACCCTCATGGGCAGGAAGGACCCATCAGCTTTCCGCAGGGCTCCTCAATAGCCCTCTACGCATCAGCCATCAGCTGTACGCATCGATCTGCATTTGTTGCCATGACCATCGGCGATCAAACGATCTGCTCGTTGCTCACGCCGCTGTCCTGACCATAGCTGAAAATGTACCCTCGAATAGGACAAAACGCGACAGGGGGTGTTTTGGCGTTTGCCATCAACAGTCCTCACCATCCCGCAGTCACCCCTAACTTGCCCCAACTTCTGTCAATGCCCCTTGTTCAGATGCAGGGTGATGAGATGGATGGCTGCGTCATAGCGCCGCTGCGCTGTGCGAGCCGCACACGCAAAGCGCCGACCGATCTGCTCCCATCGATAACGGTTCGATCGCATCCAAACCAGGTGACGCTGCTCCACCTCAAGCCACAGCACCCAGCGGGAGACTTCCAACATGCGCTGCACAGCCTGTGGACTGGGTGGCATCGGGCGGTACAGCCGATCAGGGTCAGGGTAACGCTCAGGCACCTGCATGGCCAGCGTCATCCACGGGTTGAAGTAGCCGCCGGGGCGAACCCTGGGCAGCTTGTGCGCGGTCTCGGCAGCTTCTGTAAAGCGGGCTGCCACGTCATCAACCGTCCATTCGGTTCGGGTCTCAGTCATGGCGCTTGCCTCCATCACCGTAGAGGCGTTCACCCAGCCTGCGCACGAATTGTTTTTCCACCCAGTCCAGCCGGTCGTCGTTCTCGCAGACCACCAGGATGTGGTCATTGCGCCAGCCTTCGCGTTTGACGGCGTCCAGGTCCGGCGTGGTCGGCTGCAGATTGCCCAGGGGGCAGCGGTAGCGGTATTGGGGTACTTTCATGTCACACCCCCTCTGCGGCCATCTCACGGGCCAGGTAGAGCAAGGCGATGGCGTCGGCCTCGTTGTCATCAGTAGGGGCGTGGCCTCGGGCACGAACGGCGCCGATCATCTGGTCCTTGCTCGCATTGCCTTTGCCGGTGGCGTGCTTCTTGATCGTGCCGACCGGAATGCCTTGGTACGGAATCTGATGGTGCTCGCACCAGGCGGTCAACTGGCCCATGAAGCCGCCGTAGGCATGGGCGGCGTCGACGCCAACGTGGCGGCGGACCTCTTCGAAGACGACTTGGTCAATGCCGTCGTTGCACTGCTTGATATCGGTGAGCCAGCGCTTGAACCGCAGGAAGCGCATGCCACCGCCTTCAAAGCGTTGCGGTTTGAAGGAATGGCTGCCACTGGTGATGCTACCGTCACGGCAGGCCAGTGCCCAACCCGTTGTGGTGCCCAGATCGAGGGCGAGGATGGTCGTGTTCATGTTGTCAGTCCTTGTTTTTTGTTCGGTCTGACGGATCGGACAGGTTTTGACGTAACTCTCTACACGTGCGCGTGACGCGCGGGATATAGGAGTTTCGACAAGGTCTGTCCGATCCGTCAGATGCACGGTTTTCACGGGGTCAGTTGTCCGAGTACGGGGTGTAGGAAGGTGTTGGCGGCGCCTTGAGGCCAATGCCTTGAAAGCCACGCAGGCCCATGCCGTTGCGCCACTTCTCCAAGCCACGGGTGAGCAGCAAGTCAGCAAAGCGTTTTTGCGAGCCGACGAACTCCCCTGCGGCCTCCGCCCACTGCTTCCAATCCGTGAAGAGCTCACCCGTCAGCGACTTGGCCGTCCCGACGCGCACGCAGCGCTCATCGAGCCAACGCCCCAGGGCGTCCTCGGCCTCGAAGTACTCGTCCGTGGCATCCAAGACCTGCTGCGGCGGATCGAGCCGGCCCAGGCGTTGCCAGGCGAGACACCCTTCAAGCGCCCAAGCCAAGATCCCGTCGCGTTCAGCCAGCAGTTTTTGCTGCAGGTGCTTGTCACGTTTTTCGGGTGGCACGGTGATCGTGAACGGGATCAGGTGCAGCCGCCGCTTCATGGCTTCGTCGATGTTGCGGATGGCTGGCTTGTGGTTGCCGGCCACGAAGAGCTTGAACTGCGGAAAGAACTCAAAGAAGTCCTGGCGCATGAAACGTGCGGCGATCTTGTCGCCCCCAGTCAGGCTCTTGACCTTGGATTCCGCCCAGCGACGCCCCTGTTCGGTCTCAATGGCCGCCACAAAGCGCGCGCCACGCAGCCCGGCCATGTCGGTCGGATGCCGGTCGGTGCGTGTCTCCATGAACGTGTCCATCGGCGCATTGGTGACGTAATCTCCCAGGATGTCGGCCAGGGTGTTCACGAAAACCGACTTGCCATTAGCTCCAGTGCCGTAGAGGAAGAACAGCGCGTGCTCGCGGGTAGAGCCGGTCAAGGCATAGCCCACCATGCGCTGCAGGTAGTCCTGCAAGGTCTGGTCTCCACCAGTCACGTCGCTCAGAAACGAACGCCACTGGGGGCACTCGCCACGCGGCGTTGCCGTGGTGATCTTGGTCATCCGGTCAGCACGCTCATGCGGCCGCAGACGGCCACTGCGCAGATCGATCACGCCGCCCGGGGTGTTGAGCAGCCACGGATCGGCATCCCACTCCTCGGTGGTAGCGGCATGCCTGCGGTCGGCCCGTGCCAGGCGCTCGACACCGCCCACCGTGCTGGACGCCGCCAACTTGGACGCGATGCGCGGGTTGCGGGTGTTGAGCGAGGCGTGACGGCAGACGTGACGGATCAGGTCGGTGGCGGCGAGCGTGTCTTCAGAGCGCCAGCGCTGACCGTCCCAGACCAGCCACTTGCCCCAACCGGCCACATAGCGCCAGTCCTTGTGATACCTACGGGTGAAGGACAGCGCCAGCGCATCTTCTGTGCCCCAGACAGCTTCTTCCGGACCAGCGGCGTTGGCCAGCGTGTCCGGATCGTCATCGACCAGGTGCATTTGCATGCGCGGACCGTGGGTAATAAAGCCGGCGACATCAAAGCCTTCCGCGCGGGCGTCTGCGGCATCCCAGCCCTCGGGGGCGTCCTCCGGTGGGTACAGGATGTGGCAGGTCCGAGCCCCAGCCATCAGGATCGCCTGTGAGGCACGGTCGGCGTACTCCCAGCCGGGCTTGTCCTTGTCAGGCCAGATCAGCACGACTTTGCCAGCCAGCGGCGACCAGTCGGTTTTCTCGATCGGCGCGTTGGCCCCATGCATTGCCGTGGTGGCGCAGATGCCGGTGTCGATCAGAGACTGGGCGGATTTTTCGCCTTCGACCAGGACGACGGTATCCACTGCCCGCATGCCAGGCTGGTTGTACAGCGGCCGAGGCTCGGGCGGTGCCATCTTGCGACGCTTGGCATCCCAGGGACGGAACTCCTTCTTGCCACCGGGCGGGTCGTAGCGGTAGACGACGGCGATCAGCTTGCCTTCGCCATCGAGGTAGTCCCATTTGGCGGTGGCTGGACCCAGTTCATCGACAGGAACGTCTTTCTTGGACTTGCGGGGTGTTACTGCCGCGCGTCCCATGAGGTCGGCGCAGCGGGTGAGCACTGCGGCGAAGTCACCATGGACGTCGATGCCAAAGTGACCGCCGATCAGATCGAAGATGTCGCCACCGGAGTCATCGGCGCGGTCGGTCCAAAGGCCCGCCTTCTCACCGGTGAGCACCACTTCCAGGCTGTCGCCCGGGCTTCCCAGGATGTCGCCGATCAAAAACTTCCCACGCTTGACCTTGCCAGCGGGAAACAGCCCCATCAGCACTGATTCGAGCCGACCGAGCAAAGCGGCGCGGACTTCAGCCCGGACGGATGGCTGGTGTGTGGACACCGGCTGCTGTGCAACCGGTGCATCGTCATTAAAGTCCAGGCCCGGTGGCCCGGCTGGGGGATAGATGTGTTCTTCTTCTGTGTTCATCGATTCGCGTTCCAGCAACGCTCTGCCCAAGCGCAGAACTTGCATTCAAAGTGGGTAGACTCGGCAAAACTGCGTGGCAGCAACTCGCCGGCTTCGGTGGCCTGGATGACCTTGACGGCCCGGTCGGACATGCGCTGGGCCAGCCCCGCATCGAAGGGCACCAGCTCGGCGTAGATTTCCATCGTGTCGGCGTTAACCGCCGTGAAGAGCGCGGGGTGCTCGTGCAGGGTCAGGTAGCTTTGGTAGACGGCGATCTGAGCGGCATAGACGGGCTTAGCCACGGCCAGCTTGTGTTTCTGCAGCTCGCGCCAGGACTTGGCGCCCAGGCACTTGTTTTCCCAAAGCGCCGGGTAGGCAAAGCCTTCTGGGCCGCCCACCAGCACGCCATCGACGTGCCCACCCAGACGGCCCTGGGCCACGCTGAAGCCGAACTGGCGGCCATCGGCATCCTCGGTTTTAAGGATGAAGCCAGCCATGCGCAGCCAGCGGATGACCATGGCTTCGGTCTGATGCCCTCGCTCGAAGATGCGCAGTAACCGGCCCGAGAACCCCTTGCCGGGGTCCTCCGGTGCCTGCGCATACTCGAACTGCAACTGCCGCTCGCACGACACACCCAAGCGGGAGCCGCCCAGATATTGGCGCGGCGGCGTGGCATCACGCTCTTGCTCCAGGGCAAGGTCCACCAGCGCCTCGACCTGGCCGGAGAGACTGGCCGATGCGTTGAAGTCCAGCATCAAGACGTCTCCCAAGGCAGATCGCTTTCCAAATCGGCGAAGGGATCGTCGACCGTGGGTTTCAGGCCGCGCACCGGTGGGTACTTGGCTTCAGCATGGTGGGCCACCATGGACTCGGTGTAGCGGGTGACGATCGCGTCAATTACCTGCAGGGCCTCCTTCTCGGAGTAAGCACCTAGGGGCTTGTCGAATCCGATGTCACCGGCTGCCTCGCCGAAGGCACGCAGGCAGGAACGCATGGCCGAGCGTTCAATGTCTGTGGCATCAATCATCTCGACCTCCTGGTTGAACCGTTGTGCATCGACCCAGTTTCCGTACATCCGATGAAAGACGTCTTGGCACTGGCGGCTGCAAAACACCCAGTCCAGCGGGTAGCGCTTGGCGTCCCCAATCGGGTGGCGGTTGTCGGTGTGTCCCAGCCCGCGCGCCTGGCGCGAACACACCCAGCATTTGCCTCGCATGCATGACGCCTCCCTCACTGCGCCCAGGCGGGCTTGCCGGTGGGCACCACAGGGCGCGCCTGTGTGGCGGGCTGCGCATAGGCAGGGGTGGGTTGCAGTGGCGCGCCAGAGTGGCCACCACCGCCCCTGTGGCCGCCGCCTGCGGGGGACATGCCTGTCAGGGGCACGTAGTCCTTGTGGTCGGGCTCGATAGCGACCTTGACCACGTTGCGGTCCTCGCCTTTGCCATCCTTTTCCACATCGACGCGGGCCAGAAACTCGATGCCGTCCAGGTCGGCAAAGCTGTTGATGCGGCGGGCAGCTGCCGCCTGCGGCGAGTTGTCCTGGGGCTGGACGTTGCGGGCGCTGTTGAGCACCGCGCGGATGAAGCTGCGTCCCATCTGGCCCCAGGTCGGACCCTTGGGCGAATACAACCCGACGTTGGACCACATCTTGCGTTTGGCAAAGGGACCATCGGTGACGACAAATTCGCAGGCGAGGTAGACCGCCCCGGTGTCGAATGACTGGGTGGCATAGCCGCCGGTCCAGCCTTGGGTGTGGTCATCATGACCACCGGGCTTAATGGTCATGCGCACGGGCACGGAGATGCCGCGCGGGATCAGGTCAAAGCCACCTTGCTGGGCTTCGGCGTCGTTGAAGTCGCTCCAGCTGGCGGGAGCCGTGGCGTGGTCGTAGGTGTTCATGGGGTGTCCTTTCAATTCGTGTGTTCGTTGTTGGGGTTGGCGCTGGGGGTCTGGCCCAGGCACTTGGCGATGAGCCGGCCCAGATGGGGTTCTTCGATGGGATCCAGGCGGCCGCTGCGGTCTTTGCTGGGGAAGCCAAAGCTGTTGTCCGCCCCCGTCACAAAGCCACGGTAGGTCGAGCCGTCGTCGGCCTTGAGCACGGCCAGCGTCACCACCTCGTCAAGCACGCCGGGCAGTTCCAGCGCGGTCTTGCTGCCTTCAAGCTGCAGCTGGTAGTAGCGGCGATTGAAGTCGTCGGTCTTCTCTTCCAGGATCGCGACGTAGATGACGTGCTTGTCGCGCACGTGCTGCAGGTGCGTGAGCGCCGTGATCATTTCCTGGCCCAGCAGGCCGTACGCTCCCCGGTTATCCGGCTTGCCGGTCTTCTCGCTGAAAGCCTGTGGCTGGGTTTTGCACCAGGCCAGACACAGACGGGAGAGCACGGTCAGGCTGTCCACAAAGTAGGTGTCGTACTTGGCCAGTTGCGCCGGATCTCCGTAGGTAGCACAGACATGGTCGTAATGCGCCTTGGAGAAGGCCTGGTCAGCCGATGCGGTGGGCATGGGCCCGGCCAGGAAGACCACAAGGTCGCGGAACTCCTGCCAGGTGCGCGGGCGCACCGTGTCCCCGGGCCAGTCCTTGACCGAGAGGTCGCCGGCTTCCAGATCCACAAATAAGGTGGACTTGGGCGGCAGGGTCCGCAGCTGCGTGGTCTTGCCCACGCCAGGAAACCCCACCAGGCCAACCTTGGCGCTGTGCCGTTCCTTGAGCCGTTCTTCGGCAGAGATGATGGGCAACATCACTGTGCTCCTTCACCGGCAGAGGGCTTGCGCAAGGTGAACTTGGCCACCTTCGGCTTGACCGTGCGCGCGGCTATGAAAGGCTGGCGAAACACCTCGGGCCAGGCCTTGAAGCGGGACTCGCTGACGCTGTACTTGGCCGAGATGAACTCGTTCGGATCCTGGCCAGCTGCGACCATCCGGCTCCAGATGGCCTGCAGCGCCTTCTGGTCCCAGGACACGTCCTTGCTGACCTCGACAGTGACGTCGAAGTCGCCATCGATGACGTGGGTGGTGCCGGTGTCCTTGTTCTCAGCAAGTAGCTGGGCCTTGGCCTGCTCGCCGTAGCGCATGTCCAGACCTGCCTGGATCATGTTGGACAGCGCCGCTAGTTCGGACTTGGCCGCTGCCTCGAAACGCTTGAGGTCGGCCACATGGTTCAGCGGCAGGTCACGAATGACCGTGGCCGATAACTCCATGAACGGCACGGGCAGTGAAATGCCGCTGCGCTGGAAGGCGGCCTCGAGTGCCGAGGATTCGGCGGTGGTTGTGGTGAGCGTGCTCATGCAGCCACCGCCTTGCTGGTGCTTGCACGCATGCTTTCTTCCTCGAATGCACGGATGTCTTCGAGGCGATAGCGGACCTGACCACGAAGTTTCAGAAAGATGGGGCCGATACCCTCGGCACGCCACCGCTCGATGGTGGATTCACTGAGTTGCCAACGCTCTGCCAGCTGACTCTGTGAGATGTGTGTAACGAATTCGGACGCTTGCACGTGAATCTCCTTGATGGTTGATGAGCCCTGGTTTCTGGCCACTTGGGAGCGGCGCTAACCAGTGCTGGCATTGCATCAATCGAGATTCCACAAAACGTTCTGCAGATTCTGCAGAAACGTTCTGCAAAACGGTTTCGTGCTGCTGAATCGTTCTGCAAGGACAATTCTTCAGTTCTGCAGAACGCAAAAAAACCCGGCCTACGTTGTGCGGGGCCGGGTCATTTGAAGGGTAAAAAGGTGAACGGCTTGGGGGCGGATCAGTGCAACCAGTCTCGATCGCCGTCGGGGATAATCAGCGCATATTCCTTGTCGCCGAAGATGTACCTGATGAAGGTTTTGTAGACCTGTTGATTGCGCCCGAAGAATTTGATCGGGGCAAACCGCTCGGCAACCGAGCCACAGGC